GTCACATGGTCGAGGGCCTTGCCCCTGCGTGAATCCCTACCGTTCTCTTTGTCCCAGGCTCTGCGAGCACGCTGCCGTTCGGACTGCTTGGCCCTGCCACCGTTGGCGAGGAAGTCCGCGTACTCCTTCTTGTGGTCTCTGTCCTTCATGTCCTTGTAGGGCATGTCAACCTCCGTTGGCCCCGTTGTGGGGGCAGGTCGTTACGATGCAGTGCCGCTTACACAGCCCTGACGGGCTAGGGTTCCACACCCCCAGGTTGTGCGCAACCTCCAGGCGGCGCACGTCCTCCATCCACTGTCTCCAGTAGAGCTTCTCTTGCGCGGCTTCGTAGTCCGCTGGCTTGAAGTTGTTGGCAACGACGAACAGCAGCCCCGCCCGCACCTTGCGGACAAACGGGAAGTGCTTGAAGATCATCAGTGCCATCAACTCAAGCTGCGCTGTGTCAGCGTACTTCGTGGACTTGCTGGTCTTGTAGTCCACCACCCGGGCGATGCCCTTCTCTTCATTGACGATGAGCAGGTCCGCGATACCCCGGCACCACACCGTGCTGTCCTTGAATCCGCAGGGGCTGAGTTCCTTGGTCAACCCCATCTCGTACTCGCAGTACTTCGTCCCAGGCAGCGAACGAAGAGCGCTCAGGTGTGGCTTCGTGAAGCTGAACTCTGGTGGTAGCTCGACACCATCCCGCATGAAGTTCTCTGCCGCTGTGTGGAAGTTCTTTCCGTACAACGTAGCCTCAGTGTGTTCGGGCTCCTTGAAGTTCTTCGCTACCTTGATCTCGTAGAACTTTTTTGGACAAGTCTTGAAGGACTTGAGGGACGAGTAGGACCAGGGTCCGGGCAATGTCATGACGAGCGCGGACGGGCCGAAGGCCCGTTCTCCATGATGGCAAGTACACCCTGAAGGATACGCACTTCCACGCCAAGATGCAAGGCCGCTTCGCTCGCTTCAGCGTACCGGTGCTCAAGGCACAGGTCATGGATCTGTTTGGTGAACCGCTCGATGGTGATGAGCGGCATAGCGTAGTCGTTGAGGTTCTCGTTCATGCTTCCCCGTAGTTCCGGCCTATGCCGGATTCGCAGTTGATCGGACAGCCTTTGGCCCAGTCAGGCACCCACCGCATGCACTCCTCGACGTAAGCCCGAGCGGCCTCGACTTCTTCTTCTCGGGCCAGGGCAACGACGCTGTCGTGAACGGTGAGCTTGGTCGGTAGTTTACGTGCAATCCGTAACATCTGATACATCACGATAATCCGGGCAAGTGCTTGGCACACGTTTTCCACCAGCTTGCCACCGTAGATATCCACTAGACCAGTGTCGTCTTTGTAGGACCAACGACTGCGCCCGGAGTCGAAGACACGGTGAAGCTGCGGATAGCTGATGTATAGCCCGCTGGGTAGGCGTACACCGTACTTACCTTCTATCCTAACTACGCCTTCACGTCCAAACCACATACTGTTGTTGTCGTACATAGCTTGAATGGAACGTTCTCCTTGGTTCCAAAGGCCCACGATCTTTGGCACGCTGTCACGGTAGGTCTTGATGATCCGCTCGCACTCGTCCGCAGGCATGTCCACTGAGGGCTTCGCTGCCTTGAGCGTTACCTGCAGCTTCCCTGCCCCGGTCTGATAGCCGCAGCCGAGGACTACAGTCTTACCTACAAAACGTTCTTGTTGGTCTGCCTTGGTAATCTGCCTGCCGAAGATCGTCGTCGCCAGCTTGCAGTACACGTCCACACCGTTGGCGAAGTCTTGCACCAGATCGTCCTGTCCAGCCCACCACGCCAGCATGCGGGCCTCGATGTTGGACGAGTCACAGTTGATGATGACCCACCCGGGCGGTGCCTCGATGCACTCCTTGAGCCCCACGTTGCCCCGGGACGGCAGGTTCTGCAGGTTGATCCCGTCACCACCCGACGAGCGCTTGGTCCGGGCATAGGCGTACTTCAGCGGCACGGGGAACCGTGGGTCGCGCTTGGCGATGTCGATGAACCGCTGCGTGCGGGTCTCCTCCAGGGTGCTCTTCACCCCCAGGCGGGCAGCGGCCAGGGCCTGCACGGTGGGGCTCTCGTGTTCCAGCAGGGCCTTCATGCCCACGTCGGTCTTGGCAAACGCGAACGTACTCTTGCCCGTGGTCGGGCTGATCTTCATAGGCACATCGACGCCCAGGGTCTCCAGCAAAACCGCGAAGCGTTGGTTGGACATGAGTTCGGACTTGTCCACCGTGACCCGCTCCATGAGCACAGCCTTATGTGCCACAACTTCTTCGAGATGACCTTCGAGCTTGTTCAGATTCAATCGCAGCATGGGCTCTGTGAACATACGGATGTGCAGGTCGATGAGCTTGAGTTCCTGCATAGGGAACTGTCCACGGTTGTCCCCTTCGCTCGGGTCGTACCACCCGTTGGACATGAGATGCCACAGGTCATAGCACAACTCCACATCCTTGAGGCAGTAGGCAACGTACTGCTGGAACTCTGAAGGGCTGAAGTCTTTCCTCCTCATCCCCATGGCGTTCTGCACGAACGTGCCCTTGTCGTCCAACCCGTAGCGTTTCGCCAGGGAAGCGAGGGAGTTGTTCCTCGACCCAAACATGGCACGGCCCATGGACAGGGTGTCCAGCCACGCAGCCGGGTTCACCCCGAAACGCCAAGCCAGGATCGCACCATCGAACAGGGTGTTGTGGCACAGGACCGCGTAGCGTCCCCACTCGATCTCGTCGAACTGGTGCTTGATCTCAAGGTGCGTGCCCTCGATGAAGTCGAGCCTGCCATCCGGCCAGCGTATGCCAACCATGATGACTTCGAAGCGTGGATCACGCACATATTCTTCAGTTGTCAGCTTGCTTAGACTGTACTCCTTGTCGTAATACGTTTCAAAGTCAATCGTGAGGATCTCCATTACTTTCGCTCCAAGAACCACTGTTCCAGAAGTTCGATTGTATCCTCTCTGACCACCATTGCGCTACCCCCGGCCTTATGAATTTCAGCCATCTCACGCTCTTGTAGTGCAGTTGGTTTGTTGAACCCTGCCTTGCACTCGACGCCAAGGAACATGCCCCTGAAGCACACGATGATGTCGGGCACGCCCGCACGTCCGTAGCCGTTCTGCGCTGGGAAGAAGTAGTACGCCTTGTACTTCTTGATGATGTCAACGCATCGGGCCTTGACCTTGGATTCCGGAGTGCTCACTTCGCCCCCTTGAGACGTGCTTCCCACGTTGTCCGTTGGGATTGCAGTTCATGAGATGGAGCGTTCGTTGGGTCGGACTTGGGGGCGCCCGTCTCTACCTCGATCAGCTTCTCAAGGTAGTGCTTTGCCTTACGCAGGTCTTCCACACCGCCCTTCTGTCTCCACCGAGAGACATACTTGACGACGTTCCCCTCAAGGTAGTTGAGGTTGTTGGCGATGATGTAGTCCCACGGCTGCATGGGCTTGTCTTTGTAGTGACCTGGGCCGATGTTGTTCGCGCTCATTTGCTTCCCCATCTAAGGTTATGTTGTTCCGGTTTGATCTTGCGATCTTTCAGTCGGTGCCTTGACTGTGTCAGTGTTGGCATGGTCATGCCGGGTTCCGCTGTCTCGCAGGAGACGAACGACTTGAGGCACTTAGGGCACATGCGCCTGCGCCAGACCTGCCCGTCCAGTGGGCGGCTCTCCAGCACCGTGGACTTCCCGTCCTTGTTGCAATGCGGACATCTCACGTTTCTTAATCCTCTGTCTTGCGGACCGTTGGGTCGGAGTCATCCTCGGTGGGCGCTTGGCGTCGTAGAGAGGACTGCCCCACCCCCAGACAGCGATTGTGTAGCGGCCCATGGTGTCCTGGCGCCACAGCGCTACGCGCACCAGCTGCCGGTTGCGCAGGGCACGGATGAACTTGCGCGTGGTGTTGGTCGCCAGACCCGAGATCTCGTGAAGCTCTTTCGGCGTACCGCCCGCGCGGACCAGGGCCTCGACCACCGCCGCGTAGGCAGTGGTGTTACTTAAGTGCGTGTTCAGGGCCATTGGTTGTTTCCTTGGTCAACTTGGAAATACAGGGTTCGTCAAGTACCCACGGGCCGATCCAGACCGAGCGGACTGATTCAGGATGCAGCGGGCTGACCTTGATGTTGTGCAGGCAGTCCTCGCACTCAGGTTTGTGTGCCCCGGCGCACCGGGCTATGTCACTGGGGAGGTAGGTCATTCCATTCCCCTCCCAATCTCAGCCGCAGCCCTGACGATGGCGCGGCGGGTGGCTGCGAGGGGGTCGTCTCCAACTTGCTCGGCTGCATGAGCGTGGGTAATTTGCTCATAAGCCACCACTACTTCACCGCCTGCGCAGTCAACATCAAGTCTCAACTGCACCGCCAACCGCAGCGCATCGCCGTCGTCGGTGAGGGGGTTCCAAACTGCCCAATACTCCCCATTGCGGCGAGCGTAGGCGTCGTTGTGCGAGTGGTGCCACTTCAGTCCAATCCCCGCCGCCTTCGCAGCGAACTCCAGCATTTCTCTGTCTGTCATGTCAACCCCACCAGTTTGAACGCCAACGCTGTTGGCACCATACGTTGCACATACGCCCGATGCAGCGGGCACCAATAGTGGATGGTGGTCATTTGTTCCCCCTTGCGCGGATGGCGGCGGCGCAGTCAGTCACCCACGCGATATATCCCGTCGGGCCTTCGCCTTCGTCGTCCATCTTCTTTGCTGCGGCATCACACACCTTCGCGCACGCCTCGCGTTCAGCCGCTATCGCCTCCTCGATCTTCTTGTCCGCGTCCCAAGGCAGCGGTGTACCACCCAGTTCATACGCCTTGTTTCTCCACATTGCGGCGCTGAGCTTGTGGATTTCACAGTACGGGCAGGTCATTTGTTCCCCCTCTCTCTGATCTCCGCAGCACACCGCTGCGCAATCCCTTCGATGCTGGCGTGCTGGTCGCAGATGTCGGCGCAGGCAGCGCGTTCTGCCATCACTGCCTCTGCCACTGCTTTCTCCAGCAGGTCTTTGTAGGTCGATTCAACGGCCCCCTCAAACATGCGTGAGGCGTCTTCCCTGAATTTGTCGTAGGTTACCGGGCTCATTTGTTCCCCCTTGCGCGAAGTTCGTTTGCTATGTCAGGCAGGCACGCCTCGCTATAGCTGTCAGGCAAAGAGCATTGCTCAACATATTTCGCACACGCCTCACGCTCTGCTGCGGCGACGAGGGCGGCAAAACGATACCGCGTGAAGTTCTCACCCGCCTTGATGGCGTCGTGCTGCGCTTGGAACCACAATTTGTCAAGTTCGGCGTTGGTCATGGCTTCCTCCTAAGCCACCGCCACAGCGGCAACAGCGTCAATCCGTTGACGAAGCCGCGCAGAAAGGCGCGGAGTTTCATGCTTGCCCCTCCGCTTTGGCGATGGCGGCGTTGATTCGCGCCACAACAGGACATTCTTCGAAAAGCAAATGCCGATCTTTGTGGTCATGATGCAAGTACTGGCAGTCAATGCTCGTTAGGCGCAACGCCTCCAGGAGTTCCTGATTCACCGCGTGCAGCCGGCGCAGTTCGGCTGCGGCTTCGCGTTGCCAGCCGACGCGGTATCCGAGGTGGG